AACCGTATTGTACACCTGCGAAGAAAGAAGCTGCGAAACGAACGTTGTCAGAAAGGTCGTATTGGTACATATCCAAAACTGCTACGTTGTTCCATTGGTCACGCAAGTTAGTACCGAACCAAAGATTGCTCTTTTGGAACATAGCCATTGTGTCGTCAGACATACCAGGACACTCAACGATGTCGTATTGTCCCTGCCAAGTCATCTTCACAGTTTCTCCTTGATAAAGGTAAGAACCACCACCAAGACCTAAGATAGCAGTTCTGAACGCTTCTGCAACGTTTGAAGAAACTGCGATAACAGGCTTTTCAGTAGCGCGACGAACGCGTGTTGGAAGTGTTAATACTAAACGAGCCATTTCTTCGATTACGTTAGTAGAATCGATTGCTTCAGGTGAAGAAACGTCAAGAACCGCAGCGTCAGCCAAGAACAAAGTCTCGAAACCTGCGTACTCACCTGCTGTTGCGTTAACACCTTGCCACATTACGCGCTCGTTGTTAGCTGCAACACCTGCCATTACGTTAGCAATTAATGCGTCAGTCAATGAAGCGTGTAAGAAACCATCTTGCTCAGATTTAGCTTCCCAATCTGCTAAGAAATCTTTCTTACAAAGTTGACGATGAACTTGGAATTTCTCCAAAGTCAAAATACGCTCTGTAAGTGTTACAGTTCCTGTTGGAGTGAAGTCACAAGTCGCGTTAGCGAAAGTGATGTCGTCAACTAATTTACGAACAACTTGTTTGTACTCGATGTTTTCTTTGAAAGTAACCGCAGCCAAAGACTCGTTACTCAAAAATGCAGCGCGAATATATCCTGCTGCTTCACGACCTGCGAAGGTTGTGGTTAATGAAGTGGTAGTAGCCATTTTTTATTTGTGTTTTTTTATTTTTTAAGATTGAATAAGAAACGCTCCTCTGCGCTCATCTTGTGATAAGGCTTAGAAGGTGTTTGTTTTGCTTGCTTTACTTCTTTGATAGAAGACGCAGCAGGTTGTGCGCTTAATTTTGTTACTTCGCTTGAAAGTTCTGCGTTTGCTTTTTTAGCGTCAGCAAGTTCGCTTTCTAACTTTGCAACTAACGACAAAAGTCCTTCAACCTCTGCGCTTAGTGATTCAGTCGAAGATTGTTCTTCTTCGATTACAACTTCAACCTCTGGAGATTCTTCTTCCATTGGCTTTAATTCGGTTACAACACCGTCAGCAACAACCACGATGATGCTTTCTGCTGTCTTGTATTCTCCGTCCATCAACGCAACCTCGTTTCCGTCTGCGTCTTTGCCGAATACACGAACACCAGCAGCCCATACGTCGCTATCTGAATAGATGCTTGTACCATCTTCTAAAATCGCCTCAACCATTTGCTTTACCTCAACTACTTCTTCAGCAGATAGGCTAACATTGTGTTTTGCGAATAGAGCGTTTACTTTTTCTCGTAAATTCATAATTCTGTTAATTGTTTGTTTGATTAGTATATATAAAACTTCGTAGATTTGTTTCGTAATTGAACTTTTCATAGGTTACAATTTTTGATTTTTGGTTTAGACGGGGGAGTGATTACCCCCGTTTTTTTTATCCCAAATTGTCAAGAATAGTATTCAGTATCTTCATTTCTTCTTCGCTCAATCCATACGTCTTAAAACCCATTTTACCGCCCTCGTTAGTAATCTTCGTGAGTGCGTTAAGAAACAGGTTAGCGTCGTCGTTGAACAACTCCAACTTAAAGAACCCCCCTGCTTCGATGTTCATTTTATTCTCCTTTAAGAATTGCTTCTAATTCTTCAATTAAGGTGGGTTGCTGTTCGCTCAAATACATTTCTTTCTCAGCAATAAAGTTTCCCTCGATAGAAAACCCAAGAACCTCTTTGTTTTGAATCTGTTGCTTTACTTCTTCGTTCTCTACTTTCATGCAACCGAACCAAGTACCTTCTGGAAGGTCGAAACCAAAGTTTTTCGACTTATCGTTTTCACCTTCAATAATCCACGTTTCAACAAGACTAACTCCGTCAACAACTTTCGCGTGTTCAACCGTTGCATTGTTTTGGTTTGCTTGCTTCAAGTAGTTGTAAGCGATAGCGCGAATAGTGTCCTTCGAATACTTAACGTAGTATTCCTCGTCAGTCTCGTCGTTGCGTCGGTAAATAAGTTGATCGGGAATCAATAACGCACCATACAACAGACCTCTAAAGTCTTCTTTGAACTTCACGTTGTGTTGTTCGCTTAGTGCTACAAAGTCGACACCGATAGCAGGTTGTTCTACAACGCTTATCGCGTACACTCCAAGAAGTCCTGCGTCGTCTATTCCGTATTCAATAACTTTAATTTTTTTCATTTTTTATCCTCCGAGTTTAGATTGATTTTGAATTAATTGTTGCGCTTCTAAGTTGCTGCTTACTTGACTACTCACAACGTACGCTTGAAGCGGTGGTTGTTGGTTTGGTTGGTTGCCTAAAAAAGCGAAGTTGGCAGGTGAAGGTGCTGTTGTACCGCCACCACCACCGCCACTAACTGAAGGGCTTGAAAGACTTGAACTACTACCACCCATAAACCTACTTACTCCACTTGCTACAATTGCTGCAATAGAAGCCGCTGCATTTAAGTTATTTGCTGCAAACATTGGTGCTGAACTTGCTGCTGCTAAAGGTAAAGCTGCTGGTCCAGATGAAGAATAAAACGCTAATTGTCTTGCGAAAATTTCAGCATTTGCTGCTCTATTACTTACTACCACTTTGGCAATTGCAAGACCTTTTTCAAGTGCAAAAGCCACGTCGGCTGCCTTTTTATTTCTTTCAAAAAGTGTCCCTAATAAAGATATTGAGGAGTTAGCTATATTCCAACGTGCTTGCGCAAGTTGATTTTGACTATCAATTTCAAATTGAGTTGCTTCTTCTTCTCTTTTTTTAGCTTCTTCTTTTGCTTTTTGGTCTGCTTCTTTTAACTTTTCATCGTTGGCAATTTTTAGTTGTAAAGCTGCATCATCATACTTCTTGTTAATATCTAATTCAGCAAGACGATATTTTTCAATAATTAAAACTTTGTCTTCTTCTGCGCCTTCCCAAGTTTGAAGTTCCTGTTCTTTTTTAAGTTGTAAATCATAAAGTTCTTTTTCTCTCTCATCTTTTTTTGCTCTAATTAAATCTTGTTCAAGTTTTAATTTATCAGCTGCAAGTTTTTGATCTTGGTCTATTTCTTTTGCAGCTTTTACCGCGTTTGCTTCAAGTTCCTTTTCTTTTTCTTGTTCTTTCTTTTCTCTTTCGCTTTGAGCAGCTGTATTTGCAGCTTTTGTTTTTTCACGAATTGCTTTTGTTTCTGTTTGAACGTTAGCCAAAACTGCTGAAGTTGCTTCACCTTCAAGAAATGAAATGCGTTGAATACTTTCTTCAAGGTCAAGAGCCGCTTTTCCTACTCCTTCTGTACCGTTAAAAAACTCACTTATATTTTGATTCGTTTCTTTGAATAAAGTTTGTTGGTTAAATCTTGCTGTTTCAACAGCTGCATTAAAATCTTCATTACTTAATTTCCCTTTCTTACTTGCAAGTTCAGTTTCTAACGATAATTTTTTTGCGTATTCCGCTTCAAGTAAAGACTTGGCTGCGTTCGCTTTCGCTTCCGATTTAATGCTTGCAATTAACTTTTCTTTTGCTGAGTTTAACGCTTCGGTGTCGTTGATGTCTCCATTGATATTTGAAAAGTACGCTGGGTACATTGTCTCCAAATCTTCCAACGCTTGCCTTCTTTCTTTCTCTGTTAAATTGTTGTCTTTAACTCTATCTGTTAAGACTTCTATTTGAGTTATCTTTTGCGCTCCTTTAACAAGTTCTTGTTCCGTTGCTTCATTTAAATCGCTTGTAACCTTTGCTAAGTTTTGTTGTTCTAAAGAAGTTTGAGTAGCCCATTTTGCAATGTCTTTGTAATTATAAGCAATAGCTGCTAACGTTCCTGCAATTAAAAAGAAAGGATTAGAAACAACCGATAAAGCAAGATTACCTAAACCTCTAACCAAACCACCAACCTCGTCTTTTACTGTCTTAAAATCTATTCGACTAACAGCACCACCCATTGCAGTAAGTGCTTGTCCTGCGCCTTTTAAGTCTAAGTCCATAAGACGTGAACCAAACAAGCCAACGTTATTCGAAAGACCTTCAAAAGCGTTACCTGCGTTGGCACTAATCTCTGCGGAAAGGTCGCTTATATTGTCTTTCAATTCAGCAGCACGAGCGGACGCTTTTTTAAACTCCTCACTCGACCTGTCCATTTGTTGCAACTGATTCTGCAACGCGCGAAGTTCAGCCTTAGCCGAACTAAATCCTTGTGCGGTATTTTGAGCTGCGTCAGCCGTCTGATTAAGGACGTTAACACCGTTGGTATTTACTATTAAATCAATTGTATTCGCCATTACGAGAGTAGTTTATAAAGTATAAATATCCAAAACGCGACATTTACGGAAATAACAATAGTTTTCCATGTATAATGCTTCCACAATTTGAGCTTACGTTTGCCGTTAGCAATACGTCCATACTCGCTATTATTTTTGACGTTCAACTTAATGAACTCTAAGCAAGCTACCATAGCGTTTGCTTTATTTTGAAGATGTCCCTTTGAAGTCGCTTCCATTTGATATTATTGTTATTGTGTCACCCATTCCGCTTAGTGTAATGCTTCCGCTTCCTTCAACCGTTTCACCTGTGTACGCTTGAACTGTTACTCCATTTGCTGCAACGCTCTTTTGAATTATCAATTCACGACCTAATGTTGTAGTTGCAGAAGGCAAATAAATTGTAACACTTCCTGCTGTGGTATCTGCGAAAATCATTCGGTCAAAACTCGTTACAACGTAGTCAGTCGTTATCGTCTTAACAGGCTGCGAGATACTTGCGCTAAATTGAACAGGTGCGCCAAATTGTGTAGGTGCTAAAGTTGGTGCTTGTGAAGTAATGAAAGAGCGCGTTCCCCCATTCGGTTGCGAGAAACAATTGTTCTTCGCGATGTTCCAATTGTAGCCGAAACGAAGACAACATTCTTGGGTTACCGTTGCAGGATCTCCGTTTGGTGTTTCCCAATTCAACGTCTGGTCTAAGTTAGCCGAAACAGGTCTAAGGTCGCAGTCGTTGTCTACGTCGAGAATACGAATGAGTTTTACTTTTGTTACTTCTTGTTCACCTACAACGTACCCTTGAATGTCAAGAACGCGCCACCAAGAATCTACAATCCATATTTTATCTGAAAATTGAAACGTGAAAATGTCGTTCAACGTTAGTGCGAACATTCCTTCCATTATACGCGCTTGTCCGTCGTAAAGTTCTCGGTAGTAGTTTCGCCACCAACGGTTGTAAAGGTTGTCGTAAGGGTTGGCTGTTATTGTGTGCGGTGGTATTTCGGGAGCGAAGTTTAAGTCGCTATCTGTAACGTCTGCATTTATTACGCTGTAATTATTAAGCAAAGCCACAGACGTAGAAACAACGTCGTCTGAAACTTCGTCGTAGATGTTTACGTTGGCATTCCCTGCGTAGTAAAGAATACGCGGTTTAGGTTGCACGAATTGTCCTTCTGAGTTAATGAATCGCGGACAAACTACGTTCGTTGTTTCCACAGGTGCGGAAGGTGTAGACGCGAAAGATAACTCAACCTTTTCTTCGCCTGTCGCAAACTCGTTTGTTATTTCGAAGTCTGCTTCCGTTACTTCATAACGTCCGTACACGCGACCGTTGTCATTGTATAGAGAGTTAAAATAATCTCCGTCCTCTGTGTATGTAAAAGTGAAATTAGCTTTTTGTAGGTCAGTCGTTGGCGAATACATAATGTCTTTTGACAAGTCGAGTTTCTGCGACCAATCCAAAGTATTACCACTTCCTATGTATTCAACGAGTGGTTCAATGCGTAGGGTGTTTGGTAGTGTGCGGTCGGGAACGAAGGCAAGATTGAACATCTTTTGTATTGACGTTAAGAAGTCTATTTGCTTCATGTCTGGAGCATTAAACTCCATTACTACTTGGTCAGATGTTAGATTTGTTCCAATGCTTACAAGTTCAATACCTGTTCCTGTGTAATCGTTTGCTCCGTTTCCTGTAAAAGTAATTGTAGCTTCAGCAGCTGGCATACCATCTATTTGTTGTAAGTTCATAGCTAAACGAATTTCTAAAGTGTCGCCTTGATTTAAACTTACTGTACTAATAACACTATTTGAAAATGTAATGTCTGCTAAAAAATAATTTGGAGCTACTGAAAAAAAAGTTCCGTTAACATAAAATTGAGGTTGTATATATAAACTTTGTAAATCCACAGATGCAGTAATTTGCCCACTTACCCAAACTTTAAACGAAAATTGACCACTAAAAGGAGCGGTAAAAATACCACTTGACCAATCATTGTTCGGGTCATTATATTCAGTAACAGCAGCAGATAAATTGTATTGATAATCGCCAGGACCGAATGTCTCACCTGTTACATTTGAAGCCAATGCTAACGTACTTGTAATGTCATTTAATCCAAAAGAACTATTCAAATACTGACCGTTAACAAAAGGAACGTACACGTTATCCAAACAATCCGCGAGGTTATCGCTTGTCCATTGCACGTTTGCATCTTGCATTATCTGACTAAACAAATAATACGCGCTTACCGAAGGCGTTAAGTGTCCAACATAAAGCGGTTTATTAAACAACGAACTAAGATTTCCACTTGCGTAAATTGGTTGTCCTAATACATTTGTAGTTGTTAAATTCCACTTATCGCAGAGCGTTAGAATCGTGTGTTCGTTAGGTGGTGTTTCAACAAATTCGTGTAGTAAATCGTAGTCCAAATCACCTGCAACAATCGCTTCAATATCTTTAAGTTTTTTATCATTCAATAAACGTGAAAGGTTCGGTACTTCACCAAAGAAGACAACCTCAAATTCGAACAACTTACCACTTTGCCAGTACAACTTTTTTACTTGTATGTGTCCCGTTGCAATGGGTATAGTGTTTACCGTTAACGACGCGTCAACCTTCTTGCGAAAGTCAAACCAACCGTTGAAGTTAACGTTGAAGATAGCACCGAAGAAGTCAACGTTCGTCTTGCTTGCAGGAATACGAAACTCCTGTGAGTAGTTACCTATCGAACTAAAATTCGTTAGGTCTGTGAACTTGTAGTTGAGGTGTACCTTTTCATTTTCGTACAAGTCAATCGTTGCTGCGTTGCCGTCAAAATCGGTTAGCGTGAGTATTACTTCGTTAATCATAAGCCGACAGGTTGTGAGTATTTAAGGTTCAAAGTAACGTTGTAAAGTTTAGAATAGCGTTCGTCCTTAATAACAAAATTCTGAGTGTCGACTAATACAGGTGTTTGTGTTCCGTCGTCGTTAATTATAAACACGTCGTTTGAACGACAAAGCGTTTGTAATAAGTTAAACTCTCCAACGCTTACCCAGTCGCTGTTTATTTGTAGTCCTTTCGTCGTGTTCACATAGCGGTCGGTTATTCCTCTGTCTGAAGTGCTAAAACCAAACGATTCAGAATTGTAGTTACCTATTACTTTTTGGTATTGCTTACGATCGTAATTGTACGATAGCTCCGACTTCTTTGTGAAGTTGAAGTAATCCACACCGCCACAAGTATTCGACCAACCGAGACGCACATTGTCAAAGCGACAATCGTCAGCGACAATATAGAAACAATAGACGCGTGAAGCAGGGTCGTCTTTAAAAACTGCTTGTATGGTGTAGTATTTAACATTTGTAAAATCTGCTCCGTCGGCTATTAAGTTAGATGGATAAGCACCCAAACGAGAAACTGATTCTACTATTGTTAATAGCGTGTAATTTGTTGATTCAATTAAATTATCGTTATTATCATAAGTCGTTACAAGTAAATCTTCCGCTATATTATCTACTAATAATCCGTTGTTATTAATTGAGTACAACTGTCCAAAGTCAGCTAATCGCGTTGGAATGTAAACCCATTCGTTCGAAAGACCGCGTGCGGGTGCTTCACTCCATTTGTGCGTTTCGTTTGTTCTTTCGCTTAACAAGTATTTGTTTGTTCCGTCTAACGCGTAGCGCGTGTTTGGGTTTGGCTTATAACCGTCGCTCACTTGATATTCAGCAAGGAAGGCAAATACGTCGTCAATGTCAGCCATTCCCGAACCGCTTACTGTGAACACTCCGTCGACTAACCAACCTTCTTTAATTGTGCAAGAGATTTCAGCAACGCTTTTTCTTTCTTCGTTTATATTGATATCGGCTGCCGTTCCTGCTTCGTGATATAACTTTTCGCGAAAGATAGGTGCAAGGTCTAAGATACCTTTATTCGCTGCGTTCGGTTGTACATTCACCTGGAACGCTCCGAAGTCGAACACGAATCTAAACCCTGCGTTAGCTACGTTCGTTGAAGAAGCGACTATCATAAGTCGTTGCCCGACAGGTGTATATTCGTATGGTTGTT